ACCTAGTTTCTCCAAGGCCTCAAATCCAGGCTCCCGTTGAACTTGGGCACGGTCGATTATCCCAACTCCAGCCGCATGGACCATACCGTACCAGCCGGGCGGGATGCTAAAGTCGGTTTCCTCAAGGGAGCGAACCTTGATTTGGCGCATCGGCTGTTCAATCTCAAAAGGCTCTGCCATTAGCAAGGCCGTGATGAATATTTCGCGCAAATCCCGTTCAATCCAAAGCGTCGATACGAGAATTCCAGTGTCGAGTTTAACGAACGGCATATAGTGGTTACGGGGAACAGGCGTAACATACATCCGCCGCCATCAGAATGCAATGGTGATTATCTTGGTTCGTCTGTGGAAAACTCCGCCTCATGCCAGAACTTTTTCAGCCCTGTATCGTGCTCTCCCATTTACCCAACTTCTTCAGCAATGACTCCGTACTGGCATAGTAGGCCCCGCCTCCACGACCAAACTGCACCAGCCTGCCGAGCTCCTTGGGTTTGGCAGCCTCCAGAAACTCCAGAAACTGTGCTTTCATCGGGTTGAAAGCATCAACATAGGCCTCTGCCCCGCCCGAGCGAACGCGAATCTTGCTCTTTGGATTCGGAGTCGTCATTCAGAGTACCTAAACTGCCGCTGGGTCACGCTTCGACCAATCCACCAATGGTTAAGAGTCGCTGATGTGTGATGCCACGCATTTCCGCAAGCTTCGGGGCAACGTGCTCCGCAATGGTCCTGCCGTCCGACGTAACAATATAGGGCATGATGATGTCCTCGACCGCGATCACCCCAGAGTCCGCAGCCTCAAACATCGCCTTGAGGTGCCAATACAAGACGCGCCAGACTCTGCGCTCCTCTTGCTCGCGGTCATGGACTTTCTTGCATGTGGCCATGATGCGAATGTGGTAGGCCTGATCCTGCATCGTAACTAGCGCCTCAAAGCCTTCTCGGGGCGGCTGCGACATGAAGTTAATTCCTGTACCCTTGTGGCTGTAAACCAGTTTACGAATGGCCGATTGCGAATCTGTTACAGGCACTCTTGTTGCGTCGTATGCCAATTTGCCTCCTAAACACTCGTTTCCTCTAGAATCGGTTTACACGCCGCCAAACTCTGCATCATTGCAGCCAATTCCGCCAAGAAGGACTGTACTTCTTCCTCAAGCTCTGCGATGCGCTGCTTGTCTCGATAGTGGCGGCGCACGAACAACTTCAGGCCGGGAGTACGAATTTCCTTGCAAAACGAGCCATAGTCCACGAATTCACGCTCTGGAGCGCAGGCCAATTGAGCATTCATCTGCCAAATGTACTCATTGGGGATGACTCCTGCCTGAATCGTCCGTAGGTGGTTCTCCGGCTTTAGGTTCTTGAGCTCCAGTAGTCCATTCTCGGAAATCCTATAGTCAGGACTTGCGCCAAAGTACTGGATAGAATCATGCAGGTAAAATCCCCCAGGTGTCACCATTTCGCCTGTAAGCTCCTCGTAGGCCTGTTGAGCCAAAGGTTCGTCTTCCTGCCCTCGAATCATCCAATCGTTGACGTAATGGTCTGAGGCTCGTCCTGTGAGGTGTTCTGCGGCGATCTCGACCATATAATTCTGCCGAGACTGCTTGTAGTCACCCTTTTCGCCATTCTTGGACTTGACCTTGAGGCGATCCACAATGTCAAAGACGCGGGACGCTGTAACGCAAGCAATCCTCATCTTGAGCCAGTCTACGGAGTTTTGATCCACGTCTACCCACGGCATCAGAGACTCCCTTCCGCGTGCAACTGGCGGTAGCGTGCATTCTTCGCCTTACTGTAGGCAGTTTTGGCGTTATTGTCTCCGATCTTGGTGGCTTCTTCGATAGCCGCAAAGTAGAACTTTTGTAACTCCGTCTTGTTTCGAGCCGCGCCGATGGCGTCAAGTCGCTCCACGATCTTTTCCTCGGGGACCGAGGCTCCCTGTTCTTCTTCTGCTCCCCGGCAATCGTTATCCGCATCTTTGGCTGCAATCCCCACGGCCATAAGCAGAGTGTAACGTTGCAGGTATGAGGAAGTGGAAGCCACGGCCTGAATCGGATTCTTCCCCCCGCTGGGATCGTCAGGAGCCTCAAGTGGGGTTTCCTCGAAGTGGCCCAATTCATGAGTGAGCACGCAGATAATCCGCACTCTCCCCGGCGACAAGGCAGGTTCCGACCGCCAGCGATGCCAAATCTTTACCCTGTTCAAGCCCTCGATAACCCCATCGCAGACGTGCTCAAGGGTGGCGTGGTCGTACTCTGCTCCGCGTTTGGTTTCATCCTTCGGCACAATCTTGACATGCTTGTTCTTGAGGATGAGGGGCGGATTACGTTTGAATTCGGCCATAGCCGCAGCGAATGCTTCCTTGGCTAAGTCCTTGCGAATCTCACGCCTCATCTCCAGTAATTCCCGCAACTTAGCAGCATCGAAGGCAGGGTCTTTTGCCGCACGCTCAATGAAAGCCAGCATCGGGTCAGTTGATGGAAATTCCTGCGTTGCAAGTTTGGCTTCGACGGGCTCCGCCAGAATGAGTTGAGAATCTTCAGTTTTAGGCATTGCTCTGCTCCTCTGGCACTAGGATAGGCCCATGCACGCGGTTTCCCTGCCAGTCCCGGTCGCCTGGCCAGTCGCCATGGAAAACATAGTTATCCAGAACGGCCAGCAATTCATCCTTCGTCAACGGGCATCCTAGGATGTTGTCTACTGGCACGGCTTTTACCGCCGACTCGCACTGCTCCAACACCGATTCCGCTAGCAGGGGCGTCATGCACACGCTCTCGCCTTCGTGGACCGCGACAAACATGGTTGACATCTGATCGTTGCACTCAATGATGATAAAGCGCTTCATCCCGGACCTCCGACACCATTCTCACGAGCTACGACGGCTTCCCGCAGGAGCACGCTGACCATATTGCTGATTGATCTGGTTTCATTCTCCGCCATCTCAATGACTGCCTCATACAAATCTTGAGCCGGGAGGATGTGCCAAGTTGTGGGCTGTTTTTTGGGTTTCTTGGTTGGCATGAAAAGGACAATAGCAAACTGCCGGATAAAAGTCAATAAATTTTATTTGACTTTGTACGAATGGTCTGTTAAGGTGTGCAAATCGAGGTCGCATGAACTCTGACTTCAGACAGCGCAAACGAAAAGGAGAAAGGTGACAATGAAGGCGCAGCGGGTTAATTTTGCAGAGGTCGTCTGGATGTGCTCATCCTGTCACGGCCTTAACCAGACGTGCAGACTTTGCTCCAGAATACGGACTCTCAGCCTGTTAACTGAGGGAGAGAGGTGGTAAGCGTGGCGAAAGAAAAGAAAAGCATGTTGGCGCTGGGGGAGGAATTGATGGAGAAGGATTGCGTTACAACTTCGCTTACGCACGACGAAACACTCAGAGCAAATGCGCTTGCGCTGGCGTGCCGCTACTACGTGGAGACAATCGTCAAGGATGGCGATCTTTACCGCGAGATGGTTCGCGATAACAAGGTTCTGAAACCTGCGACCTATGTTGGGGTGATCGAAGTGGCGTGTTCTTTTGAAATGTTCATTGCTGGCGAATTAAAGAAAGATGCTGCCCATGTTGTCGGCGGCGTCATGGGCTTTAAGGAAACCGTAGCGCAGGAGAAATCTGCCCATGAAGAAAACATGAAAGAACTGGATGCACTCACCAAGAAGGAAAGGAAATAAGGCTATGAATGCCGAACATCGCGCACGGAAACAAGCAATCCGGGCATTCTTCATCCACTACACCGACGAGCGTTTAGCTATGCTGCTGGCGCACGCGCAGGAAGGGAGGTTAGCATTTCACTCCTGCTGTTGTTTCATTGGCGTCACTACGGCTGATCACGCCTTGCAGCCTCAAGTTATCTTTGATTTGTCTGAGCCGTTTTACTCGCACTACCGGGCCGCCGAGCAAATACCGGGGGCGTTCCGCGCCGAAAGGTCATTTCAGTTGCTTGGCCGCAATGACGATGCCAAACGCCGCCGCATCCTGATCCCGATGATCCGCGCAGAGTTCCACAGGCGTTCTTCCATGCGTCGATCCCCTGTCAGGGAGGAGGTTCTGAGCAAGTGCGAGTCTTAATTGCCTGCGAATTTTCAGGGGTCGTTCGGGAAGCGTTCCGGCGCAGAGGGCATGATGCGTGGTCGTGCGACTTGCTGCCGACTGAGATACCAGGCCAGCCATATCGTTGGAGATATCCTCGAAACGCTGGCCTGCTCGTGGTTGTCGTGGGATTTATTAATAGCCCATCCACCATGCACCTTCCTGAGCAACAGTAGCGTCAAGCATCTATATAAAGGCGGCAAGAAGGCCCACGGGA